CAGGTGAAACCGGTTTACTTGAGACTTCAGGTATTCAACAACGTTTAGGTTATGCAACGCAAGGCGAGCAGGAACGTGCAACCCAAGCGCAAAAGTATGCTGGCGAACAAGAGACACAACGTCAGCGTTATGCCGGTGAAACCAGCTTACTTGAAACTTCAGGTGTGCAGGCACGTCAAACCCAGGCACAAAAGTATGCGGGGGAAACTAGCTTACTTGAAACTTCAGGTGCACAGGAACGTGCAACTCAAGCGCAAAAGTATGCGGGAGAAACTAGCCTAGCAGAAACCAGGGGTTTACAAGAACGCCTTGGTTATGCAACGCAAGGCGAGCAACAACGCTTGGGTTATGAGAGTCAAGGTACACAAACGCGCTTGACTCAGGCCCAACTCATTGCTGGCGAACAAGAAACTCAACGTCAAAAATATGTTGGTGAGACGGGCTTAGCGTTAACCCAGGGTGAGCAACAGCGGTTGGGTTATGAGAGTCAAGGTACACAAGAACGCTTAACTCAAGCGCAAAGATACGCAGGTGAAACCAGCTTAGCAGAAACCAAAGGTGTGCAAGAACGTCTTGGTTATATGACGCAAGGCGAGCAGCAACGCCTGGGCTATCGAACTCAAGGCGAACAAGAACGTTTAAATATAGCATCAACTGGTGAACAACAACGGTTGGGTTATGAGAGTCAAGGTACACAACAACGCTTGACTCAGGCACAACTCATTGCTGGCGAACAAGAAACTCAACGTCAAAAGTACGTTGGTGAAACGGGCTTAGCGTTAACCCAGGGTGAACAACAACGCCTAGGTATGGCTACAACAGGAGAACAACAACGTTTAAATATAGCAGCAACTGGTACGCAAGAACGCTTAACGCAGGCTCAAAAATATGTAGGTGAGACTGGTCTAGAGCTGACCAGAGGTGAACAACAACGTTTAGGCATTGCTACAACAGGAGAACAACAACGCTTAACTGCTTTAACAACAGGCGAGCAAGAACGCCTCGGAATTGAAACAACAGGAGTGCAGCAACGCCTTGGAATTGGTAAAACTGCAGAAGAGCAACGGGCAACAATTGGCAAAACCGCGTCAGAACAGCGCGCCACCGACTTGCAACAAGAGCTGTTCAGGCGCTATAAAGAGAACAGAGACTACGAACAATCTCGAACCCTGTACAGAGTATGATTGACTGGATTCAAAGCTTAACTGAAAAAGACCGCGAATCCTTTCTTGCTTTTTGTAAAAAAACCAATTCAATCATTCAAATGTACCTTTATGCCCGCTTTCTGGGGTGTACTGGTACCATTGTTGATTGTGATGAGTGGTCACAAAAAGAATACAAGAAAAGGAATTTTAACGGCATTATGGAAATGGAAATTGATTCCATGCAACAGGATATTGCAAAACTCCGTGATGCCATTGATATGGGAATAATCAAGCAAGACATGGGAGCGTCACGCATTGCTATGTTGCAAAAAGAATTACGCGGCACAATCAAGCAAATTAATGATGAACGCGTTTTGACTGATAAACAAGGTTTAATCTTGGCTGGAGCAGATCGGGCACTCCGCGAAATGCTGTCTATTTTCCGCGATGACCCTATCGAAGGGCCTTTACAGGAAGCATCAATGGGTGTCTGGACCAAGATTCTATCTGAAGAATCTTAAGGCTCAGTGCGCTAAGGTAAGCGCATGGCTGGAACCAACCTTTATAGCGTTTATCGGCGCACAGCACGTGCTGCAGCAAAACAGCATGTTGTTAAAAAAACAACCAATATCGACGTTGAACGCGCACGCGTAGATTTTGCTTATTTTTGCGATGTTGTTGGTGATAAACCACCTGCAGCACATCATAAAGAATGGCACCGCTACCTATGCACAGGCGAAGATTCTGAATGTTTAATTGGTATTGCGGGCCCCAACGTAGACATTCTTAGCCCCAGGGGGAGCGCAAAGAGTACAGTAACTGGTCTTTTTTGTGCTTGGACTATTGGCGTGCATGCGCTGCACAAAAAACCACTAAAAATTCTTTATATTTCTTACACAGTGGATGTTGCACGTCCCAAAAGTGCTGCCATTAAACGCATTATTGAAGAAAGTAAAACCTATAGGGAAATTTTCCCCATGGTTAAAATTGCTAAAGGCATCAACTCCAACGAATATTGGAGCATTGATTGGAAATTTGCTGGTCTTAAATCCGCAGCAGAAGAAGAATTTACTATTTGTTGTGCCGGATTAAAAGGCGCAGTTACATCCAAACGCAGCCATCTTTGCGTGATCGATGATATTTGTAAGTCCGCCGACGAAATTAAAAATAGGGACATCCGTGTAGCAATGGAAGATAACTGGAATTCAGTTATTACACCAACAATGTTTGAAGGTGGTCGTGCAATCTGCCTTGGCACGCGTTTCCGCCATGACGACATGCATGGTACAACTTTTATTCCACAGAATGATTGGGTGCAGCTGGTGCAATCAGCCATCACAATTGATGACAAAGGGGACGAAGTATCTTATTGGCCGCAGATGTGGTCACTTGAATATCTACAAGATCGTAGACGGCAAGCCCCTATTGCATTTAGTTTTCAGTATCAAAATCAAATCGTACAAACCAGTGAGTTAGCGGTTTCACCTGAGTTAATTGTTAAAGGCACAATTGCCACACAATTTGATGCACTTGGTATTGGTGTTGATCTTTCTGCTGGAGTTAGAGAACGAAATGACTATACTGTATTTGTTATGGGCGGCAGAGTAGGGGACAAGATCCACATCATTGATTGCAAACGACTCCGTATCATGGGAAACTTGGAAAAATTAGAAGCTCTTATGGAAATGATGGAAGAATGGGGTGTTGTTCACAAAGACAAGGATCAGTATTTTCCTACAGGCAGTCACATTGATGTTTGGTCCGAAGCCGTGGCGTATCAAGCATCCCTGGAGGCAGACTTTCGACGCATTTGCTTGGGAGATCACGGGCTTTACAACATTAACTGGCATGCAGTAAAAGGTTTCCGTGGGGACAAAGTTGCGCGTTTTAGGGGAATTATGGGTCTTTTTGAGCAGAGAAAATTAATTTTTAACAAATATCGTAAATTTCAAGCCTTAACCGATGAGATTCTTAATTTTGGTGTGAGTTCCCATGATGACGCGGTCGACGCCTTGGTGTGGCTTTGTAATGGTTTGATGACGCGGGGTAAATTAGAGCTGGAATATTAACCCCGTGAAAAATTGAGTACTATAAAGTATTCTGGAACTAAACTAAGAAAACCACCTACCCATGTCTACCAGCTACTACACCATTGAATTAGAGCAGGATGCTTATGGTTCTGCTGTAATCCCACTTCCCGACGAACTTTGCCACGACATGGCTTTGGCGCCCAATGAGCGTTTTGATGTCGAAGTGGAAGATGATGTGATCATCCTCAAAAGGCTTGGCGCTGGCTACGATATTGAGGCATAATTAAAACAGTTTTTTTGATTTCCAATGAGCGATAGTAACAGCGTTTTAGAATCTATCCTCAAGTCAGTCGTAACGCGAGACGGACAGGGCCCAGCAGACACCATGCTGGTAAACGCGCACTTGTCCCAAATGCGGATGTTTGGGATCCGCCAAGGAGTTGAGTTTTACCCAGATCAAGATAATTTTGGAACGCAGCGTTTTGATTTTATTCAACAAGTCATCAAGTTTAATAAACTGGATGCGCGATTAGATTCAATTTGGGATCGGTTTCTTGCCTACGGCAAAGGTTTGTTTTACATCAGGCCGACAAAAAAAACATACAGGCTTTACTGGTTTGATAAAGATGCGTATCGGACTTATTATTCGCCTGATGGTGAATTAGAAGAAGTCGTTATTATTTATTCTTACAAGGTCAAGGCATCACGTGGCTTTGGCGGTGTTGGTTTGCAAACCGATAAGCGTTACATGCGGCTGCGGATTACTGCCGCAGAAATTGAAGAGTACCACAGCGAGCAAGAACTAAACTTCAATAGTCCACTTGAGTTTGCAACACTAAGTCAAAAAACAGTTGTGAATTCCATGGAGTTTATTCCATGTGTTGAAGTTTTTAATAATCCCGATGCTTTTGGCACTGATGGTGCTGGCGAGTTTGATTGGTTGGCTAACCAGATCGTGGCGCACGATGAAATGGTTAAAAATATTCGTGCCAACTTGTCATTTTTTGGCAACCCTACATTGTTATCTTCTCGGCCTAAGCAAGACATTATTGAAAAAACCGATGGTGACATTGCGCAACGACCCAGTATTTCCAGCCAATCTGGATTCCAGTCTGAATTCAGTCTTTCCAGCTCAACGTACAAACAAGACAATGTTTCGCGCCAGCCACCAGGATACATTGGCAAGCCTGGGGGCGGCATGCGTGTACCGCGTGTTATTGCAAACTTGGAACCCACTGACCGGGTTGGTTTTATTACACCCAATGCCGTAAGCACAGACCAAGCCCGTTATGCTGAGCAACTGCGTAGCGAGATCCGACTTGCCCTTGGTGGCATTGATGATCTCAGTATCACTAATGTTACTGCCACTGAAATTAAATCAGCGTATGGCCGTGTAAGCGCTACAGCAAAGAAAAAATGTTTACAGCTATATACCTACGGAATCTGCAGATGCTTTGAGTTAATGATTTTCCAAGAAGAACAAATCTTCCGTAAATCCTTAGCGTATGCTTCGGGAATTAAGTATCCCCAGCCCCCGGAAAATAACGACGACCCTAAGCAAGAAGAAAAATACAACAAAGCAAAAACACTGTATGAAAAGAAATTGCAAAAAGCAATTGATTCTGCAGTTGAAACAAAAGAAATTCCTGATGGTGTTCTGGGATTAGCGCCTGATGGGGATCGGACGGTTTGCTGGCGCTGGATGGGGCCTGTATATGAAGACACTGCTCAAGACAAACTTAACCAATCTATCTTTACACGTAACCTACAAGAGTTAGGTGTTGATAGCATTGAAGCACTGAAGTATTTATTCCCTTCAAAAACGGATGACGAAATCGCGGGCATGCTCTCCGGTTTCCCATTCCGAATGGTAGGGGAAGTACAGAGGGCCTATTCCACATTTATTGATTTAATCAATCAAGAAATGCGGACACCACATCCACAGCAACCGAATTTACCGATGGCTGCGGATCCGAGACTTGATCTCACCCCCTTCCTTTACCGAACTCTCGAAAGCCTACAAAAAGAGGTAACCTATGCAGGCCGATACCGCAATGCCGACCCAATCGGC